GTACAGCGGGATGCGCCGCCTGTACAGTCTCTGGCTGCAATGCCAGAGGCCCCGGGGACCCAGCGTGGGGACGCGCTGGCCATTTCCTCGGGTCGAAAACCGAGTCCCCAATCCGCCTGCCCAGGCAACGGGAAGGCGGCGGCAGAAGGGGCCGTGAAGCCCTGCGAAGGACTGCTGTCCATGCAGCAGTCGGGCCCCCGAAAGGAGGCTAGATTTGGTCTTGAGCCAGGTCCGATCCGATACGATAACGTCAATGACGTACCGCATTATCTTAAGGAGAAGATACTGGGAGAAGTTCCTATGGAATGGTATGATCCTAATGATTTATTTCCAGAAACGCCTAGTGCAGACGTTCCGAAACAGCGCGAAAAAGAGAAGGGATTTGATCCCCTCAAAAGCGCCAATAGCCTGCGAAGAGCGAACGATAAGATTTCAAAAGGACGTTCCTACAAGGATGTGGCCGCAACTGCCACAGTCACCAAATCTGATACAAAACCTGTTGAGAAAGACGACAGAAGGTGCAGGATCTGTAAACAGATCGGACACATTGCACGGAATTGCAAAGCAAAGAAAAAGAAAACATGGACACCTATCAGCAAGTCAAATACAGCTGAAGAAATGCTTGCAATTGTCCCCAAACCAGTTGCACAATCTGGAGAACCAGATGCGAAGGTCGGAGTTGCAGAGGAAGTTGAGGTTAAAATCCCCGACGTATTGCCTGCACAAGCCATTGAGCCAGCTCCGTTACCGCGTCTATCGCCCAGATCTTATACCTGGTCCATTACCTCGAATAAATTGAAGGAAGGTATAATAGGAATGTCTTTCAAAAGACCACTTATTAAGGTGGCATCTACCTTGGCGTTAACAGCCGGTTTGTTAATATTGCTTAAGCCCCTGATCTTCCTGGGAGGCATAGCATTGACCAAGGCACTGGGCTTTATGCTCGGCCCAGTCGCATCAGTCGGCAACTTTGCTCTTACTCCCGTCCTTCCTTTAATTAAGGGAACAGCTGGGTACCATTTAATCGGAACTGTTGTTCCTTCCACTATTGTTAATTGGATAATGCGTACCATAGCGGGTATGACTGCAATGACAGCCGTCGAAAAGTTTTCGCAATTATTTTTTCCCCATGCGAATACTTATCAGCTTGCATCAAATATTGAAATGCAAGGCGTGGACGATACATTAACACCAGATCTGCGCACAGATGTCGAAAAGATAAGAAAATTGAGCCATTCGTATTCTTTGAACACGGATGTTCGACATACATATATACCCTTCTATTCTCGAATTGGAAACACAATTAAAATGGACAACCGAGTTAGGTTAAGGAAGATTCTCAGCTTTATGAATAAAGAAGTATCGGTAGATGCTGAGAATTGGGGTGTCGTTGTTCATGATCCAATAAACGTCACTCATTTTAAAGTCAGCCTGGAACAGGTTGCACAGTTAGCAGGACCCTCAATAGCAGACCATAGTACAAACATTGAAGACGTATCAACAAGAATGACATACGCAATTAGGGGCGCAGGATTAATACCAAGTAATAGGTTTGATCCTTTGAATTACGAGATGCCATTAGTGGCCGCGCAGACAGTTGCTTTGCACGTAATCGCTGACTGGAGAGAGCGGATGGAAAGTCTGCCGCTCCCTCAGAATCGTCCAACATAAATAGCCGTGTTTATGCATATGGTTATCGCAGTCCGGAAATAGCTGCCCTTCCAACGGATCTACCTATGGATCCGAGTGTAAAAATTAAAAATGTAAGGGAATCGAATCAAACAGAAAGAAAACCGGTCGCTGTTAGCCTAGGGTGTCACGTTAAAGGTGTGGCGCTCCCCCATGTAGATCCAGGGGATGCAAGAACTATGTTGGACGGTGTGCGGAAACGGTTCGCATGCCAAATGCCAGGGAGAAATAAAGAATTGTTGGATGAGTTGAGAGAATTTGTAAAGAGGAAAATACCTAAAATGTTTAAACCTCTCTCGCCAACTTCAGATGTCAGTGTGGAGACCTGGTTAGAATCTACGAAATATCCACTGTGGAGAAAGAAACAATTAATTGATTGTTGGAAAAGAGCACAAGATCCCAATGACCCAAAATATAGTGAGGTCAAAAGTTTTATTAAAGATGAAACATATGTAGACTGGAAACACGCCAGAGGTATTAATAGTAGGGATGATGTAAAGAAGTGTCAGATAGGTCCAATTTTTAGATTAATTGAAAAAGAAGTCTTTAAGCTACCGAACTTTATAAAGAAAGTTCCTGTCAGAGACAGACCTCAATATTTAATTGACAGACATTATAAACCTGGTCTGCGTTACGCGGGTACTGATTTTAGCCAATTTGAAGCTCATTTTGATCGAGAGCTCATGGAGGCAATAGAGTTTCAGCTTTATGAATATATGGTGTCGGAATTGCCTGCCGGCCCAGAATGGATGAGAATAGTTAGGGAAGTTATCTCTGGTGTTAATAAGTGTGTGTACAAATTTTTTACATTGTTTATTGAAGCACGAAGAATGTCCGGAGAAATGAATACATCATTGGGCAATGGATTTGCAAATTTAATGTTATTGCTGTTCATGTTCCACAAAATGGGAGAAGAAGTGGACCCAACCGTCGAAGGCGACGACGGAATAACCGGTTTCAGTGGGAAAGTTCCGGATAAAAACTTGATCTCAGATTTAGGCCTGTGTCTTAAAATGGATGTTTATGAAGAATTGACACATGCTAGCTTTTGTGGAATGGTATTTGATTTCAAAGCCAGAAATATAATAACTAACCCTTCCACTGAATTAGCTGCTTTTGGATGGACTACATCCCAATATGCCAAATCATCTGTTAATAGGCATAAAGCCCTTCTCCGGGCAAAAGCTTTCTCCATGGCTTATCAATATCCAGGATGTCCAATCCTGTGGAAATTAGCTCAGTATGGACTTAGAGTCACAGAAGGGCTTAAAGCTAAACCCTCACGAATGAATGAATATGAGCGGGAACAGTTTTTGGAAATGATATCATTTGTCAACGATAATAAGCTAAAAGGCTTGCCAGAAATTCCGATAATTGAACCGTCTATTGCAACACGACAATTAGTAGAAAAGTTGTATGGAATCACTATTGACGCTCAACTCCGTATAGAGGAATATTTAGACAACAAAACGGAGATCTCACCTTTGGATCACGGTCAGATACACACAATAATGTCCCGCACGTGGGAAGTATATTTTCAAAATTACACGTATAAAGGACCTGTACCGAGATCGGACATTTTCCCACCATTTGTCCACGTTGTTTATTAGGGGAGCTAAACCCCGTTAACAAGCCGTCCCAGTATGCGGTGTGGTAGAAATCCACAGAACAAAACCATTCTCCAAGCCGTCCCAGTATGCGG